CCGAAGGAAAAAAACCCGAACAATATGTTGTGAAAGATATTGCTCCAAATTTTGAAAATTTGACGGCAACACAGGTTAATACCAGTGATATCAGTGTAAATCATCCACAAGTTGGTGGTCCTAATGGTGCTTACATTCAACCAAAAACTCCTTACAGTGGTGGTAGTAGGTTTAGTCATGCACAAAATGAAAGCACTATTAATTCAGAACATGTAGTACATCTAAGTTTGACTGAAGGATTAGATTTTAGTTGGCCATTTGGTAACAGTGTATTAGAAAATGTCTTTAAAGTGTTCAAGCAAAAAGAATTACTAGAAGATGCTATTATCATCTATCGAGTGCAACGTGCTCCGGAACGACGTATATTTTACATTGACGTAGGAAACATGCCCAGTCACATGGCCATGGCTTTTGTAGAACGTGTTAAAAATGAAGTTCATCAACGTCGTATTCCTACACAAACTGGTGGTGGACAAAACATGATGGATGCTACATATAATCCATTAAGCACCAATGAGGATTATTTCTTTCCTCAAACAGCAGATGGTCGTGGCAGTAAAGTAGATACTTTAGCAGGCGGACAAAACTTAGGTGAGATAACAGATTTACATTATTTTACAAACAAGCTTTTTAGAGGATTAAGAATTCCGGCCAGTTACTTACCAACAGGTATGGACGATGGAACCAGTAATCCAAACACATTTGCAGATGGTCGTGTCGGAACAGCATTAATTCAAGAATGGAGATTCAATCAGTACTGTATGCGTTTGCAACGTAATATCAGTGAAAAACTTGATGCAGAATTCAAACTATTCATGCGTTGGCGTGGTATTAATATTGACAATAATTTGTTCGAATTACAGTTTAATGAACCTCAAAACTTTGCCAGTTATCGACAAGCAGAGGTTGATCAAGCCAGAATTACTAGTTTTACACAATTAGAGCAGTATCCGTATCTCAGCAAACGTTTTCTATTAACACGTTACTTAGGACTTACTGAAGAAGAAATGACCGACAATGAGCGTATGTGGGCCGAAGAGCAAGGCGATGTCGACAAAGCTCCTCCTGAAGAAGCAGGACTGCGTAGTGTCGGTATAAGTCCAGGAAGTTTAGAAAACGAATTACAGGGAGCGGAGATTCCACCTGAAGCCGAAGCGGGGGCACCTGCTGCAGGTGCTGCACCAGGAGGAGAAATAGCGGGGCCTGCAGCTGGAACTCCATTACCAGCAAGTGCACCGATTCAATAAAAAGGTAAATAAGCATATGATAGTTAATGAATTGTTTAGCCCTACTCCTCCTGCCTTCAGATCTGAAAAGCAGGACAATACATCAATGACTGTTAAAAAAACGAGGACTACTAGGTTAACTTTATCACAATTAAGTAGATTGCGTATTATGAATGATGCCAGAAAGCTGGAACACGAAAAAAAATTAGAAACAGTTTCTAAACAATATAAACCTCCTGTCGCACCTGCAGGTCCCGGTTTGTAAATAAATTTGCTATAAATCATTCAAAAAATGCCCTTAAACAGGGCATTTTTTTTCTATAGTTTAAATAACTATACAGAATTCATAAACATATTTTTTAAAGGAAACAAATATGTCAAAATACGAACAATTAATTGAGTTCATTATTAATGAACAAGAAGACCGAGCACGTGAACTTTTCCACCAGATCGTGGTTGAAAAAAGTCGCGAAATTTATGAGTCAATCATCGACGAAGAGGACTTAGAAGAAATTGGTGGTAATCCTGTCGAAGACATGATGGACGAAGTCACTGCCGACGAAACAGGCATGGCAGAAGCTGAAGATGATGACATGGAAATGGACATGGAAGTAGGCGCCGACGACGAAGGCGACATGGACATGGATATGGGTGGTGATGAAGAATCTCCAGAAATGGCATTATCTGATGCACGTGAAGAAGTTGACGCAATTTTCGATCGTTTGATGGCACAATTGGGTGGTGAAGAAGGTGATGACATGGACATGGACATGGATGTCGATGTAGAAGGCGAAGAAGACGCCGCCGACGAAGAAGACATGATGGAAACAGAAGAGGATCTTCAAGAATCATCACACAAGTCTGCCAAAAAAGAAGAAATGCTAAAAGCTAAAGCCAAAGACGAAAAAGGCAAGCGTAAAATGACTGAGTCTGAGTGGTTACGTGAATACGTTGATCAAATCGGCGAAATTTATAGTCAAGAGCCTGCTCAGGAAGAAGGACATGAGGTTGGCGCAGGCAAGAAAGCTAAAGTTGACAAAGCTAGCACGGCAGTTGGACCAGGTGTAGACATGGGCGGTAAAGTTGTAAAGACTAAAGGCGGAGAACAAAATCCCGATGGTAAACAGACACCTCAGCCCAACAATGAATATACCAAAGGCCGGGGTAATCTTCCACATGCTGGAAAATTCCAAAATGTGCCCGGAGCTAAAACAAAACCAACTAATTCTGGCAAACCAGAGTACAGTAAAGCTCATGGCGCAGAAGGTCAGACCACTGGTGGCAAAGTTGCTGTAACGGCAAAAAGTCCTGTAGCTAAGGCCTAATATACAATGAATCTATTAAGGGAACATTTAACCTTTGATAATGCCAGAATGGAAGTTCTGGCAGAGGATTCAGCTGACGGTAAAGGCAAAAATCTCTATATGAAGGGTATATTCGTTCAAGGCGGAGTCAAAAACGCCAATCAACGAGTATACCCTGTAGATGAAATTGCTACTGCAGTTGAAAGTGTAAACAAACAACTTAAAGAGGGATATAGTGTTTTGGGTGAACTAGATCACCCTGATGACCTTAAGATCAATCTTGATAGAGTTTGCCACATGATTACAGACATGTGGATGGACGGACCAAATGGATTCGGTAAATTGAAAATATTGCCAACTCCAATGGGACAATTAGTGACTACAATGCTACAGTCAGGTGTAAAGTTAGGAGTTTCCAGTAGAGGTAGTGGAAACGTTAATGAAAGCAGCGGACATGTTAGCGATTTTGAAATTGTAACAGTTGATATTGTAGCTCAACCCAGTGCACCAAATGCATATCCAAAACCAGTGTATGAAGGTTTAATGAATATGAAACATGGTCACAGGATTATCGAAATGGCACGTGATGCCGGAACAAATCAAAGGGTTCAGAAATATCTGGCCGAGGAAGTTAAGCGCCTAATCAAAGACTTAAAAATTAAAGGGGAATGATCCATGTTTGATGCTATCAAACCATTAGTAGACAGTGGCATCATTAACGAAGATACCAAGCTTGCAATCAATGAAGCTTGGGAAACAAAGTTAAATGAAGCACGTGAACAAATTCGCGCAGAAGTTCGCGAAGAGTTTGCCGGTCGCTACGAACATGATAAGAGTGTAATGGTAGAAGCTTTAGACAAGATGATCACAGATAATCTTAGTCAAGAAATTCGTGAATTTGCAGAAGAAAAGGCACAACTTGCCGCAGACCGTGTACGTTTTAACAAACGTATGCAAGAAAGTGCCGGTAAATTTGATCAATTCTTAGTTCGTAAACTAGCAGAAGAAATCAAAGAACTGCACGAAGATCGCAAACAGTATCAAAACAGTGTAGGTCGTTTAGAACAGTTTGTGGTTAAGTCATTAGCTGAAGAAATTCAAGAATTTTCTAAAGACAAACAAGATGTAGTGGAGACAAAAGTACGATTAGTTAAAGAAGCCAGTGCTAAATTAGAACTGCTTCAGAAACAATTCGTACAGCAATCTGCTGTACTTGTTAAAGAAGCTGTTGGTCGTCGTCTTAATGCTGAACTAACACAATTAAAAGAAGACATTCAAGTTGCTCGCGAGAACAACTTTGGACGTCGACTGTTCGAAGCTTTTGCTAGTGAATTTGCAATTACACATTTGAATGAAAATACTGAAATTGCTAAATTACGTAAGGAACTAGAACAAAAAGACCAACAAATTTTAGAAGCTAAGACTGTTGCGGTCAAACAATCGCAATTAGTTGAGAGCAAAGAAAAAGAGCTAAAGATTGTCAAAGAATCACAAGAACGTCAAACAACACTGAACGAACTTATGAAACCTTTGAATAAAGAGAAGCAATCAGTAATGATGCAACTTCTCGAAAATGTGCAGACACCAAGATTACGTTCTGCATATGAAAAGTATCTACCAGCAGTTCTAAATAACTCAAATGCATCGACACCAAAAGTTGAAAAACAGGTGTTAGCAGAAAGTCGTAAAGAAGTTACTGGTGATAAATCTGCTAAGGTCACCGCTGAAAATTCTGACAACAATGTCATTGAAATTAAGCGTTTAGCAGGGCTAAAGTGAAACCCTAATTATATAAGGAAATAGGAAAAATGACACAAGCACTATTAGAAGGCCGTTGGGGCGAAGCAAAAGAAGCCCTGTTAGAAGGTCTAAATGGTTCACGTAGAACCACAATGGGTGTGATTCTTGAAAACACCCGTAAGCACTTAGTTGAAAATGCAACTGCTGGTGCAACAAGCGCAGGTAACGTAGCTACACTTAACCGTGTAATTCTTCCAGTTATCCGTCGTGTTATGCCCACAGTTATTGCTAACGAAATCGTTGGTGTTCAGCCAATGACTGG